GTGGGCCTGTCGTTGTGCCAGAAATACTCTCGCTAACGATAGTGACTTTATCGTACTCTGAACCATCAATAGATGATCCGTCTGTACGAAGATCGGGATGAGTAGCCATAAACTTATACCTACTGTACATTGGCAGAATAGCTGATGCACAAGCGTTGGATGATTCATGGGTGGTTGTCAGACCATTAAGGCCATCAAAGCGCACACCAAAGTATCGTCCAATGGTAAAAGGATTAACAGTAGTTTCTTCCTGTGTCTCATTGTTGTTTGTGTTCAGTTGCAAACTACGATCTATAGTAATCGTACCAACTTGCTCTCCACTAAGAAGAGGCTTGGCATAATAACATATAGAACCTCGTATACCAACAAAACACATAGACATCCAATTCAACGCAGACCATGAAACATAGTTATATGGAAAATCAGCACCCGGTGCATCTAAGCCCACTGCACTGTGTATACCATTCGGATCATATCCGGGGTAAAGTGGAAGACGGGAATTCCTTGAAGTAACGCGCTGGAGACTATTATCTGCAGTTCTAGCATCACTAACCATTGTAGAATAAAGCGTAGTACGCTGCAATAAACTACGTATAGAAGTAATGCTTTCACCCATATAGATTAGATTAATGGAATCATCAGCCTTACTAGGCTTATACCCCATATCCAAACTCTTAATGGAAACAACTGCATTGGAAATATCTCCAGCTGATTCAAGGGATTGAGTAGCGTACGGACTCGCTAGATCACTCAATGATCTAGGTCCTGCAAACTCGAGATTGTCGGCTCCTCTAACCAAAACATTAACAAGAACATCGGCAGAAGCAACAGGTGCAGTTTGCTTATTGAGAACCTTAACGATAAGGTTTCCGTTAGCTTGCGGAATAGCACCTGCTGAGCCCGTCGACGAATACAAGTTGTTGTTATCATCGACATCCTGAGTAGGTAAGTACGCAGTAGGTTGCGTGTATGGAATACGGAATTCGATATCAGTACTTTCAGCAAGATCCACAATTTGTGTATATGCTGCAGTAGAAATGGTTCCGAGTCCCACAGTCCAATTTGAGACAGCAGGGTCCCATGTAATGGAAACACGCCCCCTATGGTAGTTCGAGCAAAGGAATTTGAAACGAACAATGATGTCACCGCGCCAATATGAAAACATTTTAGCGACAAATGCCATAGGAGTGAAAACTACTAACGTGTCGTTTGTACCATTGGAAGTTCTAACGAGTTCTGGAGTGATGTTCATATTGAATAAATCATCACCAACAGAATCCGTAGATTCCCACACAAACTGCGTTAAGTAGGATTCTCGTTGGACAATGGATGAAACAGTAAGTTCATCACCCATGTCAACTCCACTGATACGAGGATCAATGGAGAGCTCATTCTTAGCATCAATTGTCAATTTCTCAATTGGTTCACCAATATCAGTACTGGCAAAATGAGGCATAGGATGAGCACGGAAAAATTGCACATCTGTAATGTTTGGAACTCTGGTGAACCCAAACCACGACGCAACGGTGTTAACAGCACCCGCAACTACATTGGTAGCAGTAGCAAAAGGCCCTATTATTGGTACATCAGATAGAGCACCAGAATATCGCGCAATAGCCGATGAAATTTTGGTCACTGGACCCTCTTCCTCATACTCATCCTTCGCTTGGAGAGATAGAGTAGTGGTTGGTCCAGCTACTTCAACATCAGTAGCCCATGCATAAATCTGGATTTCGATGCTTTCACCAACAACACCGTTAGCATTGTATAGGTCACCTGTCGTTGTGAGATCCAGTTCACCCATGGCTTCCAAATCATCAATAGAGGTACAATCCAACCACGTCTTAGGGTAAAGAAATGGGAGAGTCATTGTACCACCTTCTGATTTTTGCGGATATACCCAGATGTGTGGACGCTGTGAATACGTAATGTTGTAACTCGCGGTCACAAAGTCCGTGGAAAAAGCTGGCAATGGATTGTAAGACAACAATGCGGCCCCATAATAAAATGGAGAAGCATTAATGATGAGTTTGATGTGTAAGTTACACCTCAACATATAATAATTGTCTAATTTTCTCTTGATTGCGGCATTATTGAAATACAAAGACCAAGGCTTGAAGTTATCAACAATAACTCCTCCTTCAGTCCAAGTGGAAGTTCCTATGAGAACTGGACGTGTTAAAAACTCGCCCAATTCCACACTTTGGGAATTATCCATCTTGACATAATCAATTTGGGCCGGTATCTCGAGAGCAGTACCAGGGTTAGCATCGTTGAAAGAAAGATTTTGCTGAGATTCATCTTGATGTGCCTCAGCAGTGTTGTCTGCGATCAATTCGGTGCTAGATTGAAGTTTTAGTGTAGCATTAGCAGCCCCACCACAAGCTGTTGAGTGCTCAGCACTCTGAAGTTCACACATAGTGTCTTCTTCAGAGATTTCCAAATCACTCAAATCAATTTCGTAGGAAAAACAGTTACCAAATCGTGTAGTATTGCACAGGATGATTCAGTCCATGTACAAACCACCTACTATGAATGAGAAGAACCTACTCTCTTTCCTAAAAAGGAACTTTGGGGAACGCCCTGGTGCTTTTCATACCAGATCCACGCTTCACACCTACACATAGCAGGTGTTAATTTTGGTGTGACAGTATCTACCTGGTAAGGACTCTAGTTGCTTAAGGGTGGGGAGTCACACACCCGCATTGTGTTGTCCCAAAAACACTGGACCAATTCTTCCCATGTGGGAAAAACATCTGGTGTTACCCAGTGGTCCATATTGACTTCTGAGACAACTTTTCGGAGCATATCTCGTTTGACATTGAAAATATCTTTACCGTAATAAAAATACTCACGAATGGCTGAAGAAATGACTGCCATACTTTGTTCCTGCTCTGATATTGTTTTGGATTTAACCCACACCATCAGCATTTTCTCAATAGAATCATGCTCAAGTGGTGCCAGGTACACTCCAACATCATTATCAAAACGCCACTTTCTTTTCAGAAAAGAGGCATCATCAATATGAATAAACGGAACAGATTCGGCATCTTTGTCAGCCATCGTGTATGTGATGTCAAAAGAAGCAAATGCTCTGGAAATAGCAGTATGGTTATACCACCCTGCTTTTTTACTTACGGAAAGGATATTATCATCTCCATAAGTCATGAGAGACACATGATCCCGAAAATCACGCACATTCTGCTGGGGATGCAATAATGTATAAACATATCGCATATAAAGGCTGTTCACAAGACTATTAATAATAACAGTCAAGGGATGACCCGATGGATTCGTTCCATAGAATTCAACCATATCCCCATTGAAATCAACCAAGGGAAATGCTGTGTCTGCTGCTATACCTCGTAGAACGCGAACATCTTTTGTGGAATAATTTCCACTCTCAATGCACAAGCGCTCTAAAATGGTAAAAGCCGCCTGGATGAAGACGGGACTCATTCGCTTATCGAAAGCTTTGTAGTCCCCCGCCACAATGCGATCCTCACCAAATTTGGTGATATAATCGCGCAATTCATGCCATTCGTACGATTGTGCTACTGTACCCGGTGCTGCCTCAAATGCAAAACGATTATTTTGTATGAGACGAACACAAGATAGGTAGTACTTTCGCACAACAATTGACCAATCAAAGGGTGCTCCGGTGAAGACTCGAGTTTTCTTTGCTTTCACCTTCTTGAATGAGACCGCCTCATCTTTAAGGTGAGCACAAAAATTTGGAAAAACTCGTTCCTGCTTGTGATATGATGCTATAATATCATCAACTCTGTTCATGATTTCAGCATCTACCTCAACTGGATTTTGCATGCCGTGTTGGGCTTTGACTGCTCGCATGAAATGTCTTTTGCCCTTCTTCCAAGGGTTGCCTGCACTAGTGTTGCGATTCATCTTATCGATGTATGCTACACCAGGTGCTCCATTGATCGCTGTGAAATTATCATAAATCTCTAGATCCTGTAGAGCATCACGAGGCAACGAACCAAGTATATCCAGATAAAAACTTTCCATGCAATCACGCAGCAAAAGCGAATT